TTGTTAACGTAGTTGCAGGATCGACGGTTACAGCGAATGTTTAAGGATAGGATAACTTATGAGTATTATTATAAACGGCCCAGCCGAAACTCTAACATGTAAGTACTGCGGGAGAGACTACCTCTCCCGTGGTAAGAAAGACCCCGGTTATTGCAAGGAATGTGAGCGCAAGATGAAAGGTGACACAGCTCCGATATCCGGTGGTGATGAAGGCTTTGATAAGGTAGAGAATTATGTGCAGATGGCTATCCGTATCGCCAATGACAATACCCATGGATATTCTCAGGCGAATCGTAATGGCTATCCTGACTATGATTGCTCAAGTCTTGTATGTAATGCAGTACAGAATTCCGGTATCCCTGTGATGGATAAGGGAGCTTCTTATACCGGGAATATGCGTAATGCCTTTATGGCTTGTGGATTTGTTCCTGTATCCGTTAACCTTGCTAATTGCGCAGGAATGGAACGAGGAGACATTCTGCTGAACGATCAGTCTCACACTGCTATCTATATTGGCAATGGCCAGATCGTGCAGGCAGGCGGCTCTGACGGCCATCCTGAGCCCGGTGATCAGACCGGACGAGAGATCCAGGTTATGCGGTATTACAACTTCCCATGGTCTATAGTCTTGAGATATCCGCACAACACACAGACAACTGATGGTATTAATCCGGTTGTTAATCCTGACATTCTTCCTTATGAAGATCCTACTCATATCAACCACGAGGATTATCCTTATATTATGCGGTATGGTGATTGGGGCAAGGAAGTTCTGGAGATTCAGAAGAAGCTGAAGGCTCTTGGTTATTACAAGGGAGAAGCTGATGGTAAGTTCGGAGATCAGACTATGGCTGCTGTAATGCAGTTCCAGGAGAGGAATAGACTTCTCATGGATGGCGAAGTCGGGCCTCTTACAAAAGCCGCATTGGATGAGCGGTATGATGAGGTCGAAGATAAAGTTACAGGAGTTGTAGAGCTCGGTCAGATTGTGGAGTTCCTCGGTGGCAAAGCGCGGGTTTCTGCGAATGCCAACTTTGGAATGAGTTATAACCCTGGTAAAGTTAAGATCACAGCAGTGAGACTTGGTTCCAAACATCCGTACCATGTTTCCCCCATGCAGGGTGGAAGCGACGCCTACGGTTGGGTGGATGGAAGTCAGATCAAAGGAGAATAATTATGTTAGACAGAGACGAACTCGAACAGATCATCACGGCACAGATTGACAACAAATGGAAATAAGGAGAATAAAATGATCTCGATTATATTGTTATCTCTCGCAATTGTACTTTTAATATTTACGGATGCGATGCTTTTCAAGAGAGTAGTCGAACTCGAAGAGAAAGTTGACTCCCACTGGGCAGCCACACAAACAGAATGCAATGCAATTTGGGGGCAGCTACATGACAGAGAAGATGGGGAATGATCTGCCGAAGTGCAGAAAATGCGGACAGCCGGTGCCAGCAGGGAAGGATCTCTGCTGGTGCTGTGAACATGAGCCGAAGCTAGGGCTCAATAAAAAAGATCACACCTGCGGGGTTGACAGCTGTGAAATAGATTTTACTCAGAAAGGGTGATTGATGATGGCAAATCTGATCGCCTTCATCCAGGTGTTGGCTCCGATCCTTGTTGCTCTTGTCGGGATTATTCCTACTATCATTGCTAATAGGAAGAAGACAGAAGCCAGTCTGGCAGCACTTGGTGACAAGGTCGATGGTCTGGATAGGAAGCTGGACAAACACATCAAAGAAAATGAATTTGATAATGCCAAACAAGTTAGGGTAAGGATCTTGCGATTCTACGATGAGCTCTGTCGGGCGGTATCAAAGGACGAGATACCATGCTCAGAGAGTCACTTCGAGGATATCCTGGATGACGTAAGCTATTATAAACGGTTTGTTATTAATCACCCGGATTTTAAAAACAGCCGAGGAGAAGTAGCTATGGAATACATTGAGCAGATGTATCACAAAATGAAAACGACAGGCGGATTTCTGGTGCATGCATGATGGAAAATTTACTGGTTTTTACGATATTCGCGCTTATTTGCGTTTATGCCTGCGCCGTTAATAATGAAGATCATCACAGAAAACCGTAAGGAGGATGATACAATATGAATGACGAAACCAAAAAGAACCTCATAAGAAAACTCACCTCCCGTAAATTCTGGGCGGCAATTGTATCCTTTGTTACCTGCATCGGCGTATTCCTCGGTGGCTCTTCCGCTACTCTGGAACGTGTTGCATCCCTGATCATGGCTGGTGGTACTATCATCGCCTATATTATCGGTGAAGGTCTCGCTGACAGTTCTCCGAAGGAATATAACTACTACTATCAGGGTAATGGGGAAGTTCAATACGGAGATGCTATGGGATATAGGGATGATAATACTTACACGATACAGTAATAAACAACATAAGCCCATTCGTTTCAATGTACGGATGGGCTCTATTCGTATATAAGGAGATGATGCGAGATGGCGTTTACTGGAGCAGTTGAAGCCGCACAAAAAAGTGGGAATACTACTGGGTTAAGCCCAACTGCGCAGGCAGTAACAAATTCTGGTAATTACGGTAATACTGGCGGAGTTAATGTGAGTCCGCTTATACAGAACCTTCTGAATTATAAAACAGGACAGCAAAATGCTATGAAGGCCTATGATACGGTGTTGAATGTTGTCGGCGAGGGCTCAGCTGCTGCTAAACCAAATACTCTGAAAACGGGTGTAAGTCTGCAAAAATTATATGGGACGGCGGATACCTCTTCTAGAGCATATGCGGGGCCGATTGCTGCTGAGAAGGGAAATCAGTCTACAACTCCAGCTGCTACCCCAGAAGGTAGACTCGACCAGATTATGAATAATTCTGCCAATCCTGCTGATTTAGCGGCTTATATGAATGCCCTTGATAATGCGTGGGCGGCAACGCAAAATGCTAGAGCGGCAGAACAGGCAGCTAAACAGGCGCTTAATGGAACAAAACCAGGGAGTACTGTAGACGATAGCTCACCGACGCCAAAGGCGGAGAACTCTACTCCACCGGCTGATGGTTCCGCTAATGGAGGATGGTATGGAGGCGGCTCCGGGGGTGGCGGTTATGGTGGTGGATATTCTGCCATACTCGGTCAGCTCGGTGGAGGTACCGGACTAACCCCAATTGGTACTGGCACAGGCACTGGAGCTGGTACTCCGTATGTTCCTATTACTCAAGGAGGAGCAGTCAGTTCTCCCGAAGCAGCCGCAGCTTATGCACAACTCCTTCAACAGGCCGGGTATGACCTAAGTCAGCCGCTTTCCAATATTGAACTTCCGAACAGAGTAGACCTTCCGCAGGAAGTTGCTCTGCCGGAGAACTTCGATTTCCAGAGAGCATGGAACGAAGCACCTGATGTTAATATCGGTAGAATTGACCATATTGATACCCATCCGGAAGAGGAGATGCTTGGTCAGATCACGGATCTCCAGAGTCAGCAGGCTATTCTGAATGCGGATAATACTGTGAAGAATGGCATCGTGGAACTTCAGAGAGTAATGCAGGATGCCCAGAAGCAGTACCAGGCGCAGAGAGATCAGATCTCGATGGATGAACAGAGAGCTCTGGACAACCAGACTCTATATAATGAAGCCCGTGGCGATCGCGGCGGTATTGGACAGGCTCAGTACAATACGATCCAGAATACAGCTGCAACAAATAGAATGACTGTTCAGCAGGAACAGACGCAACTGGCCACAGATACGGCGAGACAGATTGCAGACCTTCGTTCTCAGGGCGAGTTCGAGAAAGCCAATCAGCTTCTTAATATCTCCCAGAAGTATCTGTCTGAACTTATGGATCTCTATCAGTGGGCGAAAGAGACCAATCTTGGTATTGATGAGTTCAATTTGCAAGTGGCGCAGTGGGAGGAGAACTTCAAGTTAAGTCTGATCGGCGCAGAACTGGATGCGGATGCGTTCAATCTTAACGTAGCCAATGCTATGATCGATCAGCAGAACAATCTGTTCAACGCCAGATTCAACCAGGAGAACAGCCTGTTTGATGCGAGACTTAATGCAGCGAAACTCCAGAACGATGAGGCGGCTGCTAGACTCAGTGCACAGCTCAATGCCGCTAATGCAACTGGTGCATTCGCTAATGGTACACCTACATATGCCGCACAACAGGATGCTATTAATAATCAGCTTAAAGAGCGTCAGCTTCTTGCAGATGTCGGCATTAATCTTATTAAAGCTGGTGTTCAGCCTTCTGAAGCAATCCTTAATGCTATGGGCATGGGCGGCATGGCTTCTGCCGGAACAGGAGAAGCGATGGCTGGAACTCTATCCGGAGTTCTTAGTCAACTCGGATACTCTGATGCTACATCCGCTTTGAGGGCTATGGGTATTGGTAGCGCAGGTTTGGCAGGAATAGCCGCAATGGGTATGACTCCTGAGCAGTATCTTGCGAATGCTCTTGGTGTAAGTACTAGCGTGGCGGGTCTTCCGGCATTAGGATCTACTACCGCTACAACCACAGTGCCTACCGGGGCTGAACAGATGCTTAGTCAATTAGAAGCCTCTCCTAATTATTATAGTGAGGTCGCAGCTTATTCCACTCCAACCGTTACAACACCAACAGTAACTCAGCCAACCGGATATTCTGATGCGAATGTCTATGCCGCATTCGGCGCAGATCCGGAGACGGTCCTAAGAGCAATGGGTGTTGGCGATGACGGGATGGCTGGGTTGGCATACCTCGGAATTACCCCAGCACAATTTATAGGACAGGCATTCGGTTTATAATATAGATTAAAAGGAGATTTGTTTCATGCCTAATAAAGATGAACAAGAAAAGAAATTAAATCCGATGGACTTCGCTCCGGCTAATCAAGGCTTGAGTAGTAATCTTGCAGAAGCTAGACAGCAGGCTGCCGAGGCAGTTACTGCGCAGAGAGCCGCAGAAGACGCGGCAGCAGCAGCTGGTATTGAAGAGTATGTTAAAAAGGTAGAGAATCGTACTTCTCATTATACTCCAGGATTAACTGAATCAGTACAGCAAAGGACAGATCTTAGTCCAGCCACGTATAATGTAAAAACCTTGGAAGAGTCTCCGTATACCTCTTCTGTTATCAATGGCACAGCGCAAGAAACGCAAAAGCCAGTGCGAGAGACGGATACAACAAAGACCCAAAAAAAGTCAGAAGATGCCAATCTCAAACGTCAGAATAAAACCTTCTCCCGTGATAATAGGAGTTGGGCGAGTACGGAAGGAACTACGGGTTCCAAACGTAATGAGACTGATGAAGATGGTACGTACCACTGGAAGGGTCATACAGATGAGGATGGCAACTGGGTATCCGGTCTTTCGGAATGGACGTCTGACAACCAAGGTAGAATTTCTGCTGAGATTGATGCGTACAATGATACTATAGAAAATCATAAATATCGTACTGAAGAGGAAGTACAGGCGCATCAGCAG